CGACCGTGTTAAGATGGCTAACATTGCACAGATGGTGAACGTACTTCAGGCAATGATTCTTACGGACGGTGAAAAAATGGTGCTTACACCTACATATCACTTGTTCAGAATGATGAAAGGTCATATGGACGGCGAAAGAGTTGACGTTGACTATGACTGCGAAGAACAGGAAATCAACGGCTTGAAGTTCCCTAAAATCAGCATTTCCGCTTCAAAGAAAAACGGTGAAATGACTGTTTCAATCTGCAACACAAGTCTTGACAGTGACGAAGATATGGAGCTTGATTTGCGTGACGGTGAATTTTCTGTTGCAGACGGAGAAATTCTTGTATCGGAGCATATGAACGACTGCAACACCTTTGACGCACCGAACACCGTTGAGCCGAAAAAGTTTGATGTATCACTTGAAAACGGTAAACTTTCATTCAAGCTGCCTAAAATGAGTGCTTGTGTAATAACATTAAAGTAATGGCAAAATGTAAACGGTGCGGATTAAAAACCGTTCTTTCCGAAGACGATATTCAAAAAATGGTTGAGCAAGTCACTTCAATGAAAAGTGTACGGCTTGTAAGCAGTGATGTATATGAAAACAGATTTGATATTTGTCAAAACTGCGATGATTTTATGTACGGCTCAACGTGCGGTGTATGCGGCTGTGTTATGCAGATAAGAGCGAGATTATCGGACGGCAAATGTCCGAAGAAAAAGTGGTAATATGAGTAAGTATATTTGTGTATTTTGTGACGAACGAAAAGAGAGCGACACCGCTCACCTCATAAACGGTAAAATCGGCATATGCCGTCACTGTTTTGAAAATCTTGACAAAACGGCATACGCCTCACCTTATCAAGGTACGGAACATATCGCTTTCACAATGTCACCCTTTGAATACACAAAAAGTATGCGTAAAGTTATACTTGATTTAAAATTCTCAAATTGCAAAGCCTATGCAAAATTACTTGCCGATATGATGAAAAATTATCTTGATTCATATGATATATGGAATACATTTGATTATATCGTTCCGGTTCCTCTGCACAAGAAACGTTTAAAGGAACGCGGTTACAATCAATCCGAACTTATAGCAAAAGAAGTTGCGGAGTATTTAAAAATACCTATGCATACAGATTTGCTTATCCGCACAAAAGCAACAAAAAAACAAAGTTCACTTGTACGAACGGAACGTGTTACAAATGTTCAGAGTGCATTCAAATGCACAGAAAAATGTGACGGTAAGAAAATATTGCTTTTTGACGATATTTACACCACAGGAAACACCGCTCAGTCTTGTGCAAGAGAATTGGCGAATAACGGTGCTGAGCAAATATGTGCTTTGACGCTTGCAATTCACGTTCAAATAAAATTACCTATAATTGCGTATTAAAAACAAAATATCCGTTAAAAATAGATATATATTACATCAAGAAAGAAAGGATTTCTTATGAAACATATATCTAAACGAATATCGGTAATTTTATTGTCAACAGTAATATGTTGTGTGTTTTGCGAAAGTACCGTTTTCGCATTGTCAAAGATAGGCTCGCAAGGTCAGGAAGTCACAAATATTCAAACAAGGCTTAAGTCTTGGGGATATTACAGTGGAAGTATTGACGGAATATACGGTTGGCGTACCGCCAATGCAGTGAAAGAATTTCAGCGTAAGAACGGTCTTACCGCCGACGGTATCTCAGGTCCCGCAACACTTTCAAAAATAGGTTTGCCGACAGGCTCATCATCAAGTTCATATTCTAATGATACAACACTTCTTGCAATGGTTATAAACGGTGAAGCAAGAGGTGAAAGCTATGAGGGGCAAGTGGCAGTAGGTGCTGTTGTTTTAAACCGCGTACGTCATTCCTCGTTTCCGAACACAATCGCAGGAGTTGTATATCAACCAGGTGCATTTACCGCCGTTGATGACGGACAGATTAACAAAGCGATACAATCATCTTGCTATAATGCCGCGCGTGACGCTTTGAACGGCTGGGATCCGACAGGCGGTGCAATATATTACTACAACCCATCCACAGCAACAAGTTCATGGATCCGTACAAGACCTATTATTAAAACTATCGGAAAACACGTTTTCTGTAAATAAGGAGAATAAATTATGTCTGCAAAAGCTATTGTATTGACTGTTCTTATTGTAATATTTCTGCTTTTGGTCGTTATAGACGGCCGCAGAAAATTAAAGAAGAATAACAATAATGATAATGATTAAAAAAGACTGTCGGCGATTTTTTGCCGACAGTCTTTTATTGTTTGGTTTCTATTCTGAAAACTTCCACTTTATCGTCATACCACGCACTTACGCCGTCAATATATGACGCTATCGCGCTGACTTCCATAACGAATTGTCCGCTGTCCGAAATATACGGCTCACCGTCCATAAGATTTTCATTTCCGTTTACAAGTAAATGAGTACGTCCGCACTCTGCCGTAACGACATATTCACCGCTTTTCAGTGTAAGTATTTTTTCGTCCGAATTATATTCAAAGTCGAAATGTTCGCTCCACTCGGTTTTAAGACGTTCAAGAATACAAATCACCGCACCCCATATACGACCGTTTTTATTAAGGCTTCTTACTCCCCTTGTATCAGGCTCTTGACCGTTCACAAGTATTTTGCAGTAAGGCTCGGATTCGGGAATGTACTTAATCTTATCGATTTTTTCTATCGCCTCAAATTCCGCTCTGTCTGCGTCATTTTTGCAATCTTCGTATATTCCGTCAAACATACATTCCGTAAGAGTATCATTTTTAGTTTCAACACTTTCAAATTCAATTTCCGCCGTTATGCCGTTCATATTCGCCTTTAGCTTTAGCTTTCCGACATTTTCTGTCGAACGAATAAACACTCTGTTCGTACCGCACTCGGCATAGACGTAATTTTTATGTATAACACTCTCGTGCTTATCTTCAAAATCAAATTTACCGCTGTTATATCCGCCCAAGAATACACCGTCACCGCTGAATTCAAAGTCAATTTTATCATAACACAACGGACAAATATCGCCGTTTTCATCGGTTACTTCAATATCAACGTATGCAACGTCATTGCCGTCAGCTTTAAGTCCGTTTGTATCGGTGTGAAGTGTTAAGTGAATTTGTGACGGTTCACCGACTGTTTTAATCGTGTCATTTGCAACAAGATTGCCGCCGCAGTCATATCCGTATGCGGTTATCTCACCGATTTCGGTTATGTCGATATTCGGAAACGGGAACACAAATGTGTAAATCGGTTTATCACACACCCCGACTTCTCTGCCGTTGACTTTTAAAACAATTTTCGCAATATCATAACTGCCGATTACATACACCGTCTTATTATGTGCGTCACGAAAATCCGTTTCGCCTGTTTCTTCCCAATATGTGCCGTTGAACTTTTTCACATTGTATTTGTAATTGTCACCGTCAGCTTTAGGATAATTCCGGTGACCGAAAATTTTAACCGCACTTTTCGGTGACTGCATAATGCGGAACACGTCGAAGCTCTGCTTTTTATTACGCACTGCATCAACTCTGCCACTCATTCTTGCGTTTTCACTGTACGCCTGTCTGCCGTGTTGTGCCGAATCTGTCCAGCACAAAGCCGCACAACCGCTGTAATAATCCTTTTTTGACGCACCGCCTATTCTGTCATTGAAAAATTCACCATAGCCTTTAGCCGAAACAAGTGCCAAGTCCTCCGAAGTCATATCGTAAAAATCAATACCGACCTGTTTGCGACCGCACTTTCCGCCCCACTTTGTCTTATAATCAAAATCAGGCGGTGAAAAATCGTCCCAAATTCTTCTCGGCGCTTCTTCACGCAAATATTCAGTTTCCATAATCGGTCCATGCTCGGCGGTAAATCTTGCGGCATGGCGGTTAAGCATAGTTCCGACAAATTCG